GTTCACGATGCCAGTACCACCAGCATTGTGCATGATGTCTCCGTGAAACTTAGTCTGGGCTCCGTAACCCTCAGAAGGGAACATATCGGATCCGATGCGGAACTTGAACTGCTTCTCTTGATCGAAGGTGACGAACTGGAGTCCTGCCTTACCTTTACCTAACTTCTTTCGTGGAGGTGAACCTGCGGCACTAGGTCTGCTTGAAGACCAATAGAAACCGTTTCTACCTTTCACTGACTTTGTCTTACGACCGAATGATCGACGCATGTCCGTCCTACAGAACGCTGCTGCCTTGAACATTCGTGTCTCTGCTTCTTTCTTCCATCTGCGAAAGTTATTGAGAGACCAAGTTGAGAAGGCTTGGTTTCCCGTGAGCCTTCCCACCTTGAACTTCATGTTTACCGCAAATGGGTTCATCCCATATTGTGCCATGCTAACCCTCGAAATAACCTTTCAGAGAATGCAGTTCTTCTTTGGATATAGAACGCTCTTCTTTAACAGCCTGCTGGAACTTGTGGAAGTCAGCGACCTTAACGTTCTTGTTACCTTGACTGCTTAGGTACACACCTATGAAATACGACAGACGATCCCAATACTCCCTCTCACATCCCTCTCGCATCATCAGTAGTTGATGAAACTTGAACGGGCGAGGATCCAACTTCAATATGCCTGCTGTCTCCCATATGAAGTTGTACACTTCAGAACTTACATTTCCTCGATCTTCTTGTCCACTTCCTGTAGAACCTGATCCAGAAGCTTCTTCTCGTTCTTCTCGACGTGTTGAACCGCTCTGTTCATGCCCAGCGTCACTGAGTCCACGATTATCCTCATGGCCTTTTGTTTGTGGGCAGGTAAAAAAAGCACCGTTGCTTCCACTAATGCGTTGGTAGCATGTGAGACAACATCACCATTCATACCTTCGTACATCTGGTCAAGTGTCATCTCTCGCGAATCACGCTCTTCTTTTGTTAGCAGATCGATGATGCCAAGAAGGATCTCGATGTTCTCATGTGCTGCAAGTTTAGCGAGCCAGTTATTGTCTTCGCTGAACGACTCTGAAATGTCGATGTTAAACTTGCTTTTGATTGCTAGGTAGTGACCGACATTGATGTCCAATGTCCAGACGTTACCTTTGGAATCTTCAAACTGTGTTGCATTCATAGTGTACCCCGATTCGTTGTTTATAGTTCCATGTTAAGATCGTCTTCGACCTCAACCATCTCTTTGTGTTCTTCTGGTTTATCAAGCACTTCTCGTAGCTTACCTACGGTAGTTCTTACTTCAAGTCCAAGCTCATCTGCTACATCTTTACGAAGAGATATCTTATCACCATCTTTAAGATGCAGCATCCAGTTTAATTCGTACATAACTACTCCTAAAAAGAAGGAGGGCTAACCGAAGCTAACCCTCCATTAAACTCTAATCTAGCCCCACGTAGGCTCTCCACCAACACTGTCATAGACAGGGGCGAAGGTTAGACTAAGTGTCATTCCGTCTTCAAGTGGCTGAGAAAAGTCAGCAGTGAAGCACTGGCCTGTGAAGTATAAACCTTCACCACCAGAAGAGTGTAGACACGCGATAGTCATAACATCGCGATCAATACACTTCTGAACGAAAACCTTAGTTGAAGCATTGTAAGTCACTGTAGCAGAGACTTCGCAATCAATCATCGAAGGGCAATATCTCTTGAAGCGTGAGTCACGGTCTGTGACCTCTGCTGCATTAACTGAGATTGTTGCGTTAACATCGCGACAACCTGCAATATCTGCAAGTCCTGTCGCTGCGGATGGATCAGCGTTAAGGGTAGCTGACCACTGTAATAGGCCGTCAAAACCTACTGGTACTGTTGCCATTATTTAACTCCTTAAACTAATGTCACCCAAGTTGGTGTTGAGCCAGACTCAGCAGGTTTGAAGGTAACAGAGTAAGTCTGACCTTCACCTAGAGGCTGGGCGATATCGTTCGAGAAAACGTATCCATCGAATGCGATACCTTCTGAAGATGCAGCAATTGAACCGTCTAAACATGCGACTGTTATTCTGGTGCGGTTGATGCAAGCGTTACGGATCGTAGATTGTTCCGTTGAGTTTGGATCGTACTGAACTGTAGCTGAGATTTCACAATCTAGTCCAGCAGCGATGTATGACTTGAAAACAGAGTTGCGACTCGAAGTGTCTGCTTTATCTGAAGAGATAGTAGCGTTGACATCTTTCGATCCCCCAACTGCTGTCCAAGTGGCTACGGCAGTTAGTGTGGCATCAGCGGAACCGATTGCCAGACTACCGTCAAAACCTGTACATGCCATGGTTTATGTCCTGTCTTTATAAAAGCGATATTTGAAATTTGAAATGCAAAACATGACACCTGCTTCGTTAGCCTGATCGGGATTGAACACATTGTCCATCTCGAATGGAGGTACTAAGCAGAACGAACCATCAACTGTAGTGATCCGTCTGTTGTCAAGAGAGAGCATCCAGTCTTGGATGTCTTCAGCCATGTTTAGCCCGTCTTCGTGGTCTGCGACAGAGTTAAGAGGGTAGCTCAGTCCGACACCAACTCGATACTCGATCCAGTCACCTGTTCGATTTTGTTCTATTGATTGCTTACCTTGCAAAGCTACCTGAATGAGTTGTCCCATATCTTTACGAACGACCTTCGGGATTAACGTTCTCTCGACCGTTGCTGTTCCGAATGTTGTTTCTTGTAACTTTGCCACAACCGCATCTAGTAAGTTTACTGCTACACCCATTATGTAATCTCCGTAGTATGTACTCGCCAGACTGTCATGTTAGCATCAGCAGTTTCAGAAACTCCATCGCCATTCGACTCCACGACCTGAAAGGTCTTAGGTACTCCGTTGATCACCTCAGTGATAACATCGTACTTCGCAGGGGCGACTGCATCGCCACCAACATTGTAGTCGGCAACGTCAATAATGTAGTCTCTGTTTTTGGTGAAGAGTTGACCTCCATCACCATCGAAAGTAACTGAACCTGAGAAACCGACCGTAGCCGTAAAAGGAGCAGAAGTGGTTAGACCTCTGCTCACAGTTACGGTCACGCCTCGGACTCTTTTTTGAGCAACCCTACCGACTCGATACGCTCGGTATGCTGGGTTACTCATAAGATTATACCAACAAAGCTTCGGTAGAAGCGATAGCGTCAGTCGTTACGATTGGAACTCCAGCAACGCTCTCAACGATAGGAGCAGGAGCACCTGTTACGTTAGTCGCAGTTCGAGATTTTCGAAGCTGCTCTTGCGATCGGCGGTTCATGATCATCATGTCTGGAGCTCCACCAGCAGGGAAGAGTTCAAGAGCAGAGTAGATCAAGTCGTCGGTCAAACCTTTGCCGCTGTCCTCAGTCAAGTTCGCAATTCGAACGACAGAGTAAAGAGCACCAAGCTGTGCAGCAAACCAACCGCAACCACCAGTGTAGTATGCAGGGTAGTTCAAACCAGAACCATCAGTGAAGTTCTGAACAACGGTGTCCATCAACTGGATTGGCATTCCATCGCCTTTGTAGACCATGGCACACTCAGCAGAGTTGCGACGGAGGAAGTAAACCGAAGAACCAGTAGAAGCAGTTGTTCCACCAGCGTTGACAACCATGCTGTCAGATGCACCATCTAGGTTTGAACTGTCAGCAAGACCATCGAAACCAGCAGCAGCACCACCAACGGTTCCGTTGATGTACTGAACTTCCAAGTTGTACATAGCCGATGCGATGTGTCGTACACCTTCGCGAGCAATCATAGCTTCGCGTCCCATACGAGCAGCGTCTGCGACTGCTTTGTCCACAGCCCAACTCCAATCGAGGATTTTGAGGTCAATTGAATCAATGCGATCAATCGAGTGATCGAAATCGCGACCAGCGTTTTCGCTGCGGAATCCAGTGACGGGCAATTGAGTCATCACCGAGTATTTGTGCTGTGTTCCGTTGGAAGCTGGAACAGCTGGAAGGTTAGAAATGACAGGTGCTGCTGCACGTACTTCACTTAGCTCGTTTCCGCTAAGATCGTAGGCATCAGAAACCATGTCCGCCACTGTAAGAAAATCGTTCGCCATCTGTAATGTTCCTTAAATTAGGAGAATAGAAAATAGAGCCCACACGGAAGGGGCTCATGGAAATAGTAAGTTTGTTTAGCTGAAGGTTACTCGGAACCCTTGTCCCTTAACTTCAACTTCTTCGCCATTGCTGCCAGAGAGAGCTACACCTTCAGTTTGCTCAGATAGTTCGAGCTTGGCTTTGAGGGCTTCGATCTCTTCCTTCTGGTTCTTGATGTATTCTGCTTGAGCAGATGCGAAGTCTAGTTCGCCCATGAAGTATTCAACTCCAAGGTCTTTACCAAAGTTCTCGATGTACTGACCGAGCTCTTCTTTGAAGTGTCCCTTCTCGACTGGAGACTTAGCAGGTTCACACCCACCGTCAACGATGTCTTCGACTGGATCCTTCTCTTCGTCTTTGACTTCATCGACAACGTCTTCAACAACGTCCTCGACAACGTCTTCAACAACTTCTGGAGCTTCTTCAACAACTTCTTCTGACAACTCTTCGTTGACTTCAGGAGCTTCTGATAGTTGCTCATCGACGATTGGCTCGTCTTTGCCTTCAAAATCTAATTTCACGACTTGTAGTCCTCTCGTGGAAAGAAAAGTAGAAACAAAATTGAGCAGTCTATCAGACTCAATTCCGAATATCGTTTCACAGTCAGTTGGTCGATCCTCTCGGATCCCCAGTGCGTATTCCATGATTGACTCAGCATTGGCTACTTCGCCTCCGCGATGGAACAAACCGTCTGGATTAGCTGCTGGCTCGTCGACGATGTCGCAGAACCGTAGCTTACCCAGTCTGACATGTGGGTAGTTATTGACATTGTTTGGATCTGGAGACTCAGGGTGCATTGCTGCAAACTGCTCTTCCGCTTCAGGATCCCTCATGAAGCTTATGGAGGCTCCAAATGCTTCAGGGTCATCTTCTGCCATGTCAAGCAGAAAACCCGCTAGATCGCCATCTGGGGTGTTGTGGGCAGCTTTCCAGAAGTGTAGGTCACCTCTTACTTTGCCATCTCCAGATGCACGATAGTAAACACGACCTAAACCTTTGGACAACGAATCGCCACACTGGTTAGGATGCGTGTAACGCGATTTAACGCCCTTTTTCATTGTGGCTAGTTCTGATGCCACTTGGCTGATAAAGTGCTCGTCGACCCATGCTCCGTGTCCCAGAGCCTCTCCTACAGTGATTACTGCAAAGTTCTTGATGTAGCCTGCACCAAATTCGCCACCTTCGCGACTGATCTCTGGTTTGCTATCAAAGCCCTTTACAACTCCTGCACGAAAGATTGTAGGTTTCGTATATGGTTTACTCGCCATCTTTTGGCTCCTTCTTCTCATTAGGTTTGTCTTCTGGTTTATCTTCTGGTTTGTCTTCCCCTTCTTCCATTGGAGGTTCAGGAGGTAACATGCCAGCAGGTACGATGTCTAGTTCTTCCATCAGTTTCTTCTCTGCTGCAAGAGTCTGAGCGACATCTGACCATTCATCCCCGTATCGTTCTCGACGGATCTCTGTGCGACTCCGTAAGCCTAGATTGATGAGCTTCTCATCAGCACTAGCTTCCTTCATCGTATCCCAGTACTGGAGTCCTTCAGGAACCCACAGCCACTGTGATGGATCAATCTCGAAGTCAGCAGGTAATTGGATCTCACCTTTCAAGACACCGATCTTCAATCGCCACATGAACCAGTCATCTCGGAATGCGACTTGGTCTTCACGGTATCGCTCGCATGCACGAAGGTACAAGATAAGAGCGGTACGTGAACCGTTGAAGTTCGTGTACGACTCATCCCAGAAAGAGTATGGAATATTGAGACATTTGCATGTCATCGCAATCATGTCTTTCCAGAAGTCCTGTGTAGCACCTTCTGGTGTCGAGGCAGTCAAGAACTTAGCGTCTTCACCAGCATCGAGGTCTAGGATGATTGCACCCTTGTCGAAGCTAATGGTACTGTTAGGATCTGAATCGTTGTCAGTGTCCTGCCCTCCACCCATTCCGAACTGAGCTTCACGAGTGAGAGCTAATACCAACATCTGTGACAACTTAGCTTTCGCGAGAGCGTAGTCGTATGACTCATTCAAGTCTTGGATCTTATTGATGACAGATGCCAGTGGAGAGATACCACGAGTCTGATCGAATCGATCCCAGAAGCCGTAGGGGATAACCTTGTTGGCTGAGACGAATCGCTCGAACTCAAATCCAGTAGGAACCCTTCGGTGGATAGCATAGGCTTTGTGTCGTCCAGTGCTATCGATTCTAACTCCGCCAATCCAGTCTGGTAGACCTTGTCTCTCATAACCTTCGGATGGGGTTAGGCCGACTTGCTTTGCAGTTGGCTGACGGATTCGGTCACCTTCGATTGGTTGTAGGAATCCACCTCGTTGCCGTACAGCATAGATGTCACCATCGATAACTCGACTGGCTTCCATGATACGCATGAAGCTGTCTAGGTTGTATCGACCGCTGATGTCGAAGTTCTCTTTTCGTGTAACGAATCGGTAGAACTCTTTCAAGTCTTCGTCTAGCTTTTCGTTGCCAGTGTTTGGTTGGAAGTTATGCTTAACGACGAAGTCGATGTGCTTGCTCAGAACCCAACGAGCAGTGACTTCGTTCCTTCGAAGATCTCGTGTGGTACTGATCAAACTCTTCCGTTCAGTTGGACGTAGTTGATCGTCTTCGTGCCGTAACTTCTTTCGAGGAGCCTTACGGTTTTTGGTTGACTCAGTGGCATCATAGCCAAAGTCTATAGCTCCTTGGCTTTCATTGAGCCAATCCATAATAGTCTCCTTAACTTAAATCTACTCGGTTGAAAAGTGGTCTACGTGTCTTCTTACCTTGCATTGCTGCAAGCTCTGTTTTCAGATCCCTCAATCGAGATCCTGCTGCTTCCAGATCGAACTGAACAGTCTCTCCGTCTTGAGTTACCATCTTAGTTCCAGAATCCAGAAGACCTTCTAAGTCTGCAATGGCAGATTTGATCTCTGCCTGTGTTCTGCTACTCATGTATCCACCTCTTCAGGTTCTTTTGGGATAGGTAGCCGACTCGAACTGTTCGAACCCACTTCTCGCCATCCCACTTGTACTTAATCAAAGCTGGTACTGACTTACCCTTGTACAGCTTTTTGCCCCACTCAGTATCATACTCTTCGAATGCTAGATGCACACCATTAGCGACCGAAGGGTTACGCTTGATTTCAGCCTGAAACCTAACGCAAGTTTGTCACCAATCTTCTGCACCAATTACAACGATGAGTGTCTTCTTATCTTTCAGACTCGCCTTAGCAGCAGGCAGGTATGTATCATAGATTTCTGCCTGAGCTAATGATGAGATCATAAACATCAACATGAACGCCAAAGTCATTCTTTTAATCACGAGAGTAATCCGTCTCTACGCAGACAATTCCTTTTGCAACTGTCCAACGTGATGTTGCTGAGAAGACCACCTCAACATCGAAATGATATACACTCCGAGCAGGGTCTAGCAATTCCGTTGCTGCCGAAGATAGTGAGACAGTAGCTGTCGTGCCTGAGCCCGATGCAGTTACGCCTGTAGTGTCCTGATCAAGAATGACAACATCTCTGCTGTCCCTGATCGTGAAGTTTACGCCGGTTGCTGCGTCAATGTTCTTGGATACTGTCCATGACAATGATGCGTTAGCAGTCCCATCGTATGCGTCACCTCGTATCAACGAGAGTGACTCGTCGGATAGCTGTGCCGAGTAGACGGTTGTTATGGGTGTAATGGCAGCGAGGATTGCGGTTTGATTAGCTGAGGTAGCATCGCCACCACTCACGTTAA